ATCAAGTAGTATTAGGATTACTTATTAGCACATTAATGATTGTTCTAATAAGTAGTAAACCTAAAGCAGATGATTTGTCTTGTCTTTCAGAGGCAATCTATTTTGAATCACGATCAGAAAGTTTTATAGCACAGTTAGCAGTGGCTAATGTAATTATAGAAAGAGTTAGAAGCCCTAGTTATCCTGATACAATATGTGAAGTTGTCCACCAAGGTAGATATATTAATGGTAATCCTATAAGAAATAAATGTCACTTCTCTTACTGGTGTGATGGTAAACCAGAAAGAATACACAATACAAAAGCATATAAGAAAGCAATAGATGCGGCTACACTTGCCATGAATGGTGTTCATGTAGAACCTACGATGGGTGCTACTCACTACCATGCAAATTATGTATCACCTAGTTGGAGCATGAGTCCTAATTTTCAAATGCTTGGTATGATAGGCACACATATATTTTATGTTGACAGCACAGTATTAAAATGATAGAACAGAAACAAATCAAACAACTAAAAGATATTATAGCTAAAAGAGATATTGAAATTAAAGATCTACGAAAAAAACTTTCTCAGTATGAAAAAGATAGTAGAAGTAAATGGGTTGAGTTAGATGACAAAAGTATACGATCTTGATTATTACAGATTACAGAAAGAAGAAAGATTAAGAAACGCTCTTGGTATTTCCAATGAAGATTGGAAGATTATGAAAGCACATGGATACGATCCTACTTTAGAGGAAGACAGAGATAAATTCTACGAGGATTTAAAAGATGGCTAAAAATTTATGGGATAAAGAACGCAATGATATATTCCGTGATCTTACTAGACAATACGAAGAAGAAGGGTATACTTCTAAAGAAGCTAAGAAGTTAGCAAAGGAGGAAGTAAATGAAGTTATGTTAGACAAAGAAAATATATTAGAATATTTTTTAGATGATGATATGTTTGAATAGATATGTGGAAATTAATATTAAATAGTAAAGTAGTATCTGAATCTTTTCGTACAAAGAAGGATGCAGAATTAGAGATTATTAATAGAGAAGGACTACTTAGAGTATTAGGGGTAAAGTATGGATATAGGATTAAAAAAATATGATAGAGGCACTTCTTTTGCTATCAGCCGTAACTCTTGCTTTGACTGTAATTCAAGTGATGCTTGTATAGGTTACGATGATGGACACTACTACTGTTTCAGTTGTGAAACTTACTTCCCACCAAATCATAAATCAGAGGGCAACATGTTACAACAAAATTCTTATAAGATAAATAATAATAAATCTTTTAACTTTTCAGCGATAGCTGACAGAAAAATTAGTGAGAAGACTTGTAGAGAGTATGGTGTTACTGTGTCTATGCAAGGATCTATGATTACTGATCACCAATATAAATACTACGACAAAGACAACAACCACATAGCTACAAAGTTTAGACAGACACAAGATAAAAAGTTTTACTCTGAAGGTAATATGTCTGGTGCAGTTTTGTTTGGGCAGAATAAGTTTAACCAAGGTGGTAAGTACATTACTGTATGTGAAGGTGAGTTAGATGCTATGTCTGCTTACGAGTTACTAGGTTCTAAGTGGCCTGTTGTATCTATCAAGAATGGTGCGGCATCTGCACTGAAGAACTGCCAACAATCTTTAGATTATCTTAATAAGTTTGATCAGATTGTTCTATGCTTTGACAATGACAAGCAGGGCAGAGAAGCAGAACAAAAGGTAGCCAAGCTATTTGAGCCTAACAAATGTAAGATTATGGGTCTTGATCTAAAAGATGCTAATGAGTATCTCAAGACAGGACAACGTGAGAAGTTTGTTAATACATGGTGGAACGCAAGAACATATACACCAGTAGGTATAGTTAATCTTGCTGATCTTGGTGCATCTCTCTACGATGAGAAGGTAAATGAGACTTGTCTATACCCTTGGTCTAAGATGAATGAAAAGACATATGGTATGCGTACTGGTGAGTTAATTACCTTTACCTCTGGTGCTGGCATGGGTAAGTCCAGTATCATGCGAGAGCTTATGCATCATATTATGTCTAACACACAGGATAACATTGGCGTGTTAGCTCTTGAAGAGAACACTCGTAATACCGCATTTAATATTATGAGTGTTGAAGCTAATGCTAGACTGTACATCAAAGAGATACGTGAACAGTATACAAGAGAGCAGTTAAGTAGTTGGCAGAATAAGACTGTGGGATCTGGTAGGTTCTTTGCCTTTGATCACTTTGGTTCTATTGAGAACGATGAGATACTAGATCGTGTAAGGTACATGGCCAAGGCTCTTGAATGTAAGTGGGTATTCCTAGATCACTTATCTATTCTTGTGTCAGGTCAAGAAGATAATGGTGATGAACGTAAGTCTATAGATATTCTTATGACTAAGCTACGATCTCTTGTAGAAGAAACAGGCATAGCTCTATTGCTTGTCAGTCATCTACGTAGACCATCAGGTGATAGGGGTCATGAGGATGGGCGTGAGGTATCGCTCTCACATCTACGTGGCTCTGCTTCTATTGCTCACCTATCTGATGCAGTGGTAGCCTTAGAACGTAATCAACAAGCAGACGATGACGTAGAAGCTAACACTACTACTATACGTATTCTAAAGAATAGATACACTGGTGACACTGGTGTAGCTTGTCATTTGCATTATGATAAAGACTCTGGTAGGATGTCACAGATTGACAACCCATTAATGGATGATGAAAATGACTAAACAATATCAAGGTAAAAGAAAAATATTTGATAGGGGTATGTATGAAGCCTCTGATAAAGCAGCTAAAGATGCAGCACTTAGATTTATTAAACCAATGAACTACCCACAAATTACAACTGAAGAAACAAAAGACTTTGATATAGTTTGTAGTGTAGATAACAAACCACATCATTTATTTGAAGTAGAAGTTAAGTACAGTTGGAAAGGAGATTGGAACGAGAGTTGGAAAGAGATACGTATACCTCATAGAAAAAATAGATTAGTTAAAAAATGGCAAGAGCTTTATCCAGATTCTCTATTTTCATTCCTAGTATTTAGAAATGATTGTAAGAAAGCTTGGTACATACAAGCAGAAATATTATTACATTGTGATGTTAAAGAAATATCTAATAGATACGTAAGAGAGGGCGAGAGTTTCTTTCATATACCAGTACAAGAGGCAACTCTCGTAGACATACCATGACTACAGCCGTAGTAGATATAGAGACAGATAGCTTAGATGCTAGTCGTATACATTGTATAGTTGCACAACACTATCATACAGGAGAGATGCGTGAGTGGATAGGAGATCAGTGTAAAGAGTTTGGAGAGTGGTCAAAAAAGATAGACACATTTATAATGCACAATGGTCTTAGTTTTGATGCACCTGTATTAAATAGACTAACAGGATCTAGAATATCTCCTATCAAAGTACGTGATACTCTATTAGAATCTCAACTCTATAATCCTATTAGAGATGGCGGTCATAGTCTAAAAGCATGGGGAAATAAATTAGATAATCATAAGATTGATTACAATAACTTTGATGAATTTACTCTTGAGATGTTAGACTATTGTAAACAAGATGTATCACTAACTAGAAAAGTAGCACAAGAATTAGAGAAAGAAAGTGTAGAGTTTTCTAAAAAGTCTTATGAGTTAGAAAGAAACATACGAGTTATTATTGATCAGCAAGAACGTAATGGGTTTGCATTTAATATGAGAGAAGGACAATTACTCTTAGCTAAATTAGAAGATGAGCAACATGAACTAGAGAAACAATCATTGGAGATGTTTGAACCTACTATTGTTCAACTTAAAACTAAGACAAAAGAAATACCATTTAATATTGCTTCTCGTAAACAAATAGCAGATCGTTTAATAGATCGTGGGTGGAAGCCCTCTGTTCATACAGAAAAAGGTAATGTTGTAGTTAATGAAGCTGTCTTATCTAAAATTAAAATGCCAGAAGCTGAAATGTTTAGTAGATATTTTCTACTACAAAAAAGAACTGGTCTTTTAAAGTCTTGGATAAAGGAGTGTAGTAATGATTTACGTGTTCATGGTAGTGTTCTTACTCTTAAAACTATCACTGGTCGTATGGCTCACCACAGTCCCAACATGGCCCAAGTGCCAGCAGTCTATAGTCCTTATGGAAAAGAATGTAGAGCACTATGGGGAGTGTCTGACAGCGACACACACAAACTTGTAGGCACTGATGCTAGTGGTCTTGAACTTAGATGTCTTGCACACTACATGAATGATACTAATTTTACAGAAGAGGTATTAACTGGTGATGTGCATACTGCTAATCAAAAAGCAGCAGGATTAAAAACTAGAGATCAAGCTAAGACTTTTATCTATGCTTTTCTTTATGGTGCAGGGCCAGCTAAAATAGGTAAGGTTGTTGGTGGTTCTGCTTCTACAGGACAGAGATTAATATCTAAGTTCTTATCTAACATGCCAGCCTTGAAAAGACTTAGATCAAATGTATCAGAGGCTGCTCAAGCTGGTACTATTAAAGGTCTTGATGGTAGAAGATTACAGATTAGATCAGAACATGCAGCATTAAACACTTTACTTCAAGGTGCAGGTGCTATAGTATGTAAGCAATGGCTCGTGCAGATAAGTGAGAAAGTTAGAAACTCTGGTCTTGATGCTAAGTTGGTAGCATCTGTTCACGATGAATACCAATTTGAAGTAGCCAAGCCAGACGTACAAAGGTTTTGTAAACTAACAAAGGAGGCAATGTATCAGAC